ATTTGGTGGATTAGCTGCTGCCCCGACATTTACAATTCGCGGAGCTACATCTCAGACTGGCTATTTGCAAGTCTGGGAAAACTCTGGTGGTACTGACCAGGCTTATATGGATAAAGATGGAAACTTAACTGCTAACGCTATAGTTGCAAATCTAGCTATTGGAAACGTAACTGGGCTTGGTGCAAACGTTTCTACGTTCCTAATAACCCCAACATCTGCAAACTTTGCCAATGCTATTACCGGTGAGACTGGTACTGGAAACGTAGTCTTTGATACGTCAGCCCTACTGGTTACCCCGAATGTTAGCGGATCGCTTAAGTTTACTGGTGGTTCAAGCAACTCGGTTACGTTTACAGTCACTGGATCTACTAGCAATCAAGGTAACTTGGTTATTGACTCTGGAACTACCTCAATCTTTGGAACCCTTGCAGCCGCCCCCACATTTACGGTCCGTGGTGCTACATCTCAGACCGGAAACTTGCAAGAGTGGGATAATGTCGGTGGAACTCCACTTGCCTACATGGATAAAGATGGAAAACTAACTGCCAACGCAGTCACAGCTAACCTTGCGACATCGTCTGGGTACCCGGTGGCTAACGTAGCTAACCTTGGTACAAACGTTGCTACGTTCCTAACAACCCCGTCTTCGGCCAACTTAAGAAACGCAGTCACAGATGAGGCCGGCACTGGTTCGCTGGTGTTTAGAGGATCTACAACAGCTAGCACAACCGACATTGCCACTGGATGGTACACGATAGCTTACAACGTAAACAGCCGAGCTAGTGCTAAGTTTATTGTTACCGACACTAGATCTGGTATTCACCAAGTGGTTGTGTTCCAAGCATCTAACCTATTCCACGTTGATACTGCTGCTGGAATTACCGTACTTCAACAAAGTGCATTCTCTCTTGCAAGTGCTCCTATTCAAAAAATTCGTATTAAGAATGGTACCGCGTCTGGTGACGGAGCTGTTCTTCAGATATTTATTGACGCGACATCTAATAGCCTTGCAGCGTATATGTATGAAAATGATATTCCAAATGGGTGGGTATTGCCAACCAACTGGGTTGCGGATGCTAGCGATCCTGGTGTCGGGGTTTATGCAAATCTAACTGCTGTAGTAGAAACAAACCTAGACTCAGGCGGTGCTGGTAGAAACCAGATGCTCGTAACTGGAGACATGTATGCCGGTGTGAACGCAACGTCTCATGTTCTTGCATCTCAGGCTTACTCCCTAGCTGCAAATGCTGCATATACCCTAGCTACTAACAACACAAATCAAAGCCTATTTCCTGCAGTAGCTAACGGTGTAGCTGTAGAGTCCGGGTTCCGTTACGAGATAGAAGGAACTTTTGTGGTTAGCCACACCGTTACTACCATTACAAATGGAACTGTTACCGATGTATTATCTACTAGCTTCAATACTCCTTCCCTGACTTATGGCTGGATGGAGTACGGCTATGCTACTTCGACAACCGCCACCTTCGCGGCCGGAACTACAGACACTATAGCTGAAGACGTAGTCACTACAACACTTACCAACGACGCTATCGCTAACAGCATCAGCAGAAGCACAACTGGAACTACTAACTCTTACATTTATATTAGATTTAGGGGTGTAGTAAAGACCAGCGCGGCTGGGAATATCCTTCCGCGTATCAAGTTTAACTACACTGATGCTGGTGGCGTTGGAACCAATAGCGGTGCTATTCAGGCCGGATCGTGGATGCGCGTCACAAAGGTTGCCGAGACAACTACAGGGTGGACATAGTGTATAGAATAATCAAACGCATAGATCCCGTAAATGCAGAAACTTCTTACTTAGTTGTAAACAAATACTCTGGCAAGATTGAGCATGTGGCGGAAACAATAGACGACGCCAAATCATACATCAGATCTCGCTAATTTGATATTAGTTTATACTTGTAGTAAGAACACATTACGAAAATAAGGATTACATATGTCAGACAATCAAGAAGTTTATAACAATGTACTTTCGGTAACGAGAGAGCAGCTTGCTAAATCTATGGCAATCGGTGCGGAGCTAGAAGCTCTTCTCCTAGTCGAGCGACGTAAGGTCGCAGAGCTAGAAAGAAAGCTAGCAGAAGTCGAAAATAAAGACGAAAAGAAGTAGCCATGTACGAAGTAAAAGACGGAGCTAGAACTTTACAGTTCAATGGAAAGCTCTTGGGGAAATCTACTTCGTGGCGTCGTGGCTCGACCCGTTGGATTGAGTTTGAGCTCTACAAGACCGAGAGTGGCTCTTACATTCTTTCTCGCATTGGCGTGTCCTTGGTCTTCCATGGGGCCGCATGCAGACTGGTTCAAACATACAAGCTTCAAGAGTGCGCATACGGTAGCCTGGTGAAGGATGCCATCCCCTGCGAGCTTTGTAACCCTAACGAACAAGCTGAGCTTGTCTTTCCGGAGAAGCACCGCTACTGGGCTCAGGTTTCAGAAGAACCGGATGCTGTACTAGATGCTCTGTATAAGTTTGACGACGGTGGTGCTCGTTACCTTACCAACGTTGCTCAAAGGCTATTGGAGACCGCGGCTGAGAAGGATGCAGCCATCGACTCCATCTATAAGGTGGAAGTAATTCCCTAAGTGTGATAAGGTGTGTCTATGAACGAAGATTTTTCCGCCCCTGAGGGTACGCCAAAAACTGATTTCCCGGACATAAGCAGCCTGCAAATGTCAGCCTCTGAGCTGCACGAGATGTTCCTAGCACTCACCTGGTCTGGATTTAGCGAGCGTCAATGTCTATACATAATCGGAGTAGCCATATCCGGCGGAATGCTGTCTCCGTACAAGCACGTGTCTGATGAAGACGAAGATGGCGATGATTTTGATCTAGAAGAAGACGACGACTTTGATGGCCAGGGAGCCTAGAAGAGTCTATTTCCTAGATCGTCGCTGTCTGACTGCGCCGCCTCAGCCACTGCTAAAGCTTCTAGCTCTCTACGCATACGCTTTTCAGCTACCATATTCTTATAAGCACTAACAGCATTTGAGCTGGTCCTACTCCTCCAAGTAAATCCACAATCTAGGCAGTTTACTAGCCGAACAGTAGTCCAACGTCCGCCGTCTGGGTTTTCAGCAATCACTGGTTGAAGTCTTTTTGCAGTAGCTCCGCAGAACAAGCATTGCGGGTATCGATCGCGACGAATCTCGGCTCCATCTGCGTTTACAGACAACGTGCGTCGAATCTCGTGCTCGTCTTTGCCTCCCCAGATTCCCCAGATCTGAGACGTTTCCAATGCCCACTTTAGGCAATCTTTTCTTACGGGGCACAGGGCGCAGATACTTTTAGCTACGGCTTTTTCTCTAGGGTCTTCAGAAAAGAAGAACTCTATTTTTTCTCTATTTTTATACTTGGCGCATTCGGCATCTAGCTGCCAGTCCATGTCTTTGCTTGGTTCCCAGTTAACCATCTATTTCAACCCACGTAGCTTTCATAATTTCATCTACGATGTCGCCTTGATCAGTCTCTCCTGTTTTAGAACACACAGTTAGATAAATTTCACCATCAACATATCCGCAATGCCCGTGTGTAACTAGTCCGTTGTCTGCCATTGTGTAGCCCTCGCCAAGCGAAATAGCTACGCCATCTCGCTGGAGAGACGAGGCTAGAGCGCGTTTAACAACGTCTACCTCTGTGTCTACGTGATCGATTGTATAGAACAAAATTGATGAAGGTCTGGAGGGGACAAACCCTTCTCCAGACCACTCAACCCACAGGCACTCGCCCGCTCTAGAATCTTTCAAGTAATAACTCCTGCTACAAGTACTATTGTATCCTATGCAGGGTCAGTAAGGACGTAAAAATAGAAACTATTTTACACTTTAAGTTTGCAATAAGCAATTGCTTTATATGTGTATCCGTCTTCTAAATCAGCTGCAAATATTTCTATTTCCATGTCAACATACTTTGAGAGATCATCTACAAAAGATGGCTCTAGCTCTAAGTAAGTAACTAGAGAGTTTTTAATCTTTCTCATTACCTCTGAGTGAGTGTCTCCAAAGACGGTGACATTTAGTTTAGATCTAATCACTAACGGAGTCTCTTCTCTAGCTTTTCTGGCGAATAGTGTACGCCATCCAAGAACGGCTCCTTGAGGTCGGTAGACTTGAAGATAATGTCTCCGGACCTAACTGCTACTACGATGCCTAGGCGGCCGTTGTGGATGTGTCCAGTGCTGTCACTGAACGCGTCGTGAGCCACTCTAACGATGTCACCGACCTTAATCTGGCCTCGCTGCGCTGGAGCCCATACTTCGTCTTTGTTTATCTCTATTAGGGCGTGACCTAGTCCCACTTTGGCTAGAATGTCTAGCGTTTCTTTAGACTGGGCCTGATCCATTTCGATCTCTTCCCAGGTTTTGAGCATCTTTAGTACGGCTTTGCCAGTGCCGACTCGAACCTTTGCGTGTGCAAACTGTTCTTTGACCCATTCATAGTTTATTTTTCGCATTTTATCTTCCTGCTCCGCCGATGCCCAGGGCATCTTCTAGAGACTTTGTTGATTCTTCTTTTTTTGGTACCTTGTTTAGGTACTCAAGTCTTTGGTCTATAGACAGCTGTAGTCGCTGCTCGTCCGTGAGATCCTCTATAGCATGCGCCAGGAGGCTCCAGGAGCTTCCTAGTGCTCCAGTATCTATCCAGGACGTATAGATCGGCGTACAGGTGTTGAGTGCCTGTATGTAGCGGTATGTCCACCAGCTGCCGTCGCCCTTGTTCAAGGAGATGATAGCTCCGGCAGACCGGGAAATCTGGTCCTCTACCTGAATGTCCGACACACCTTTATTCCACTTCATTGGAAACACGGGGAATCCCAGCGTGTTGGCTAGTTTTTGAGTATCTTTTAGTGCCAGTGAATCTACTGCCCATTTGTGCGACTTTTCTATTGGCAGTGGGTTTTCTTCTATAAGATGTGCATCAAGATTTATACCAACCATGGAGTTGGCAATGTTTTCCGGAAGTTTTTTAGTGGCGTCTGAGTGAGACTTCCATGGCAAGCTCGGGTATAGAGTTGTTGGCCACTGATTTACGGCCAGATTGTGAGCTGCATTTGAGATTCTTGAAGAGAGTGCGACGTTGGAGACTACCTCTTTGTAGCCTTTTCTGTATGAGTAAAACTCTTTTAGCAAGTTAGTCGGGTTTGAGTCGATTGCTCTTAAGCTAGCCCCGATTTGCGATGTGCCTGGGGCGTCTAGAAATAGTCTGAGCTTTGGTGACTGCCAAAGAATGTCTATGGTGTTTAGTGCTCCGTATACCCTGTTTGCGCTTAGGCTAGTTACAGGGCCCACTCCAACTAGGACCAAATCATATTGATCAAAAAAGTCTTTTGTTACGTCTAGGTCTGGGTCGCCCCAAACTACCTCGTGACCACCGTGCGTTAGAACTTTATTCATAACCCCGGCGAATGCCAGACTTCTTATGTTTGCGCTTGGTGATGCTTGTGAGGCAGTCATGCCTGTTAAATAAATCTTTGCCATACCTTATCTTTTCTAAATTAGTTAGAGGGGTATCGCCAATAAAGCGATACCCCCCTCACTTCCCTACAGACTAGAACGGAGCGTCTGCTGGGGCTGCTGGAGCTGGGGCTGGAGCCGGAGCTGGAGCAGGGGCTGGGGCTGGTGCAGCTGCTACTGGCATCTCGTAAGGAGTTGCTGGGGCGGCTACAGGAGCAGAACCGGCGGTTGGCATGTAGTAGCGGCCAATCTTGTTCTTCTTAGCTCCCTGGTATAGCTCAGAGGTAATCTGAGCACGGAAGGTGCGACCCTTTAGGGTCTCTTCAATCTGTGCGTTCGAAGGGTTGTTCTTGGTAAAGAACTCGCTTGGAATGCCCAGTGCGCCCATCTTTGAGAAGAAGATGCCTAGAGCGTTCTTGTTCTCAGGGGAGATGGTGATGTTGTCCCAGATCAAGCGGTTGGCGTGTGGGCCCGACTGGACCTGTGCCTTTAGCTTGAACATGGTCTTGCCAGTGCTGGTAGTACCGGCTGGGGCCTCAATTACCTTGAGGTCGTAGTCGCCATCTGGTAGCGGCTCGTAGTTACCGGTGGCCTCGCCGGCGTCTTTTACTAAATCGGCCCAGTTGAGTGAACTCACTGTTTTATTTCCTTACTCTAGAGTGGGGTTATGCCGAAGCCTGGTTTGGCTTCTTTTTTGTTTCGGTCTTTTCACCGAAGATCATGTCGAGCATGCGCTCAACGCCAAGGTTCTGCTGCTCAACAATCGAGCCGAGACGACCTTGGACACGCTCGCCTGCCTCAACCTCGTCAGTACGTTCAACGTACATGCGACGAGCCTTGTACGGCAGACCAGTTGGGTCCGGATTCTGGATGGTCTCGATTGCAATGTAACCGAGAACGTCATAGAAGTATGGTGCCTGTACTGCAAGTTGACCTTGTAGATACGGGTGCATACGTCCATCCTGGCCACGGCGTGCCATGGCAGTCAGAACTACAGCCTCGAGGGGCTGAGTTGGGTGCATCGTAAGGTCACGGAGGTCACGAAGTAGAGCACCCATGTGGCGAAGTAGTTCGCCCCACTGCTGCATCTTCATCTGCTCTGTACCAGCGATGTTGTCCATGCACTTGACCTGAAGCTCCGAAATGGAGTCGATGATCAAGGACTTGAACTGGTGCTTGCCGCTCTGAAGCCATTGGAATGTCTTCATAACGACGTCGTAGTCACGTACCTGGACTACAACTGTGTCCCAAGTGCCGTCAGCCACTGGTGGCTCCTCGCGCATTGGATCCCAATACCGAACGTTGATTGGAAGGAAGCGGTGGCCGCCCTCCACGTCTAGCATTAGGCGAGGATATGGAGCTGTGACAGCAAAGGTAGATTTACCTACCTTGGACTCGCCATAGACCATGAGGGTTAGAGAACGCTGTACATCTGACATGCTTACTCTGTTCCTTTCTTCTCTTCGTCTTTACCGTAGTAACCGTATGGGTCGGAGACCACATACATCTGCTCAATAGCTGCCTCAGCTGCGCTACCGTCATCAATCATAGGACAGATGCTGTAGAACTGACACTTCCATTTGCAGTCTTTTCCGGGGCTTGGGTAAGCCACGAAATTTGGGTCTGATCCAGCGTCAAGAGCTTTCTTGACGGTCATCAGATCACTAATCGTACCATGGATTCGCTGCCAAAAAGCACGCATAGTGAAAACATTGTGTCGAACTTCGATTTGTTCGTAGAAAGGGGGACGTGCGTTAGCGGTACGCTTTACTTTCTTTAGCATGGTAAAGATGCCACCCTCAGAGCGTTCGCCAGGCTCCTTGTTTTGTGCAGACTCTAGGAGCATGTAGGTGAGGATTTGTTCGTTCATCTGTGCTTGGTTAGCAAAGTCCGCGAACGAACCACCAACAGTTTTGAAGTCGCGGAACATACGCACGCCATCGTTCTTGCGGCGAACTCGCATGTCGAGCTTACCTTGCAGAATAACGTCACCGTCGAATAGAGGCATAGTAATGATCTCTTCATTAGAGATCTTCTCTAGGTTAGAGTCGATGCCTTCTTCGTCCATCCAGTCAATATAGCCCTCTAGCATGATGCGACCTAGCTCTGCTTCAGCCTCTAGGTCCGAGGTGTCGCGGTACTCATTGATTAGCGTCTCCATGTCCTTTTTTACAAGGGCAGCGTGAGCCTCTAGGAGACCGATCTCGCCATCTGACGAATAGTACTGGTCTAGAGCTTCGTGGATGCGTGAGCCCAGTGCTAGGGCTCCCGTGTAGTCCTTTTGCTTAGGCTGCAGGCGTCGGTAGTAGTTTAGCCACCACTTACGTCGGCAGTCTTTGAACACCTGGATCTCTGAGTTAGAGAGCGTGTATGGTGTTTTTACTTCTGGTGTCGTTTCGTCATTCATGTTTAGAGCTTACCAGCCTTATCATCTTTTAGCAACTCCAAAAGTTTTGCCTTGTCGTGGACAATCTGTTCGAAGTTATCAGCTTTGGTTTCAAGAACCTGAAGAACACGTTCTTCAATAGTTCCCTCGGTCACGTAGTCCATAATGATTACGGAGTCGTGGATCTCTGAACCGATTCGGTGAATGCGGTCTAGAGCTTGTTTGTGGTCCACGAGTGACCACGGTCTCTGTAGCATAACAAGACGACGACCAGTTGTCAAGGTGACGCCCACGCCGCCAGCCTGGACCGTGAATAGAATCCACTTAGTCTTGCCAGACTGGAAGTCGTCAATAGCCTTCTGTCGCTCGTCTTCGTCTTGAGCTCCAGTAATAAGACCATGAGCAATACCCTCTTTGGTCAGACGTGCGCTCAAGAGTTCGATTAGCTGTCGAGATACTGCTGCAACCGCAACAGAGTCGTCTCCAAAGTCACCGCTCTTGATATCATCCATCAGAGCATCTACCTTACAGGATGGTTCTGCTAATACAACTTTTTCTTCTCCAGCTTCGTCTACTGTAATCTCAGCAAAGGAGCTAGCAAACTGGTGTAGTCGAGTTGTTTGAGTTAGAACACTTGGAGCAACTACTGCTCCGGTTCCGCCCTCTAGCTCGGCAATCATGTTGTCACGCATGTCTTTGTAGGCCTTTGCCTGCTTAGCAGACATCTCTACGTCGCGACGCTCAAACATCATCTCTGGTAGCCATGGAAGTACACGCTGCTTAAGCATGCGGCGCATACGTGGGTTGATTGCAGCGTGGAACTCTTGCTCCATGTGAGGCTTTACACCAAGAACCATCATGCCACCAAATGCGTTGAGCATTGTATTGACCATGCGATCAATCCACTTGGTCTTGCTGGGCCACTCTTCTGGGGAAATCCAGTGCAAGATTGCCCACATATCAAGAACGTTATTTGCGATTGGAGTACCAGTTAGTGCAAATCTAATGTCTGCATCGCCGGTAGCTGCCCAAAGAGCGCGAGACTGCTTGGACTTAGGGTCTTTCGATCGGTGCATTTCGTCAGCAATCACGGCCTTGAAGTCGATGCCGTTGAGTTCACGCTGATGAACTTCGCATCGGGTTTCTGTAATGCTCTCATTTAGGCCGCCGCATGCGGAGCATCGAGCTAGTGCGATTGCACCATAAGGTGCAAGTCGTGAGTGGGAGCGTAGTGATTCCCAGTTGATTACGTAGACGTCAGCCGATTCTTCAAACTGCTTACGACGCTGGGTCGCGGTTCCCTTGATAACCTGGACTGTAACGCCTGGCCACCACTTCTCGAACTCACGCTTCCAGTTCTTCTTAAGCGTGTTAGGGCAAACAATAAGTGCTGGGAATGGCTCTCCGCCATCATCTTGAATCTTTTTAAGTGCGCGGATGGCCTGAGCGGTCTTACCAAGACCTGGTTCGTCGGCAAGAAGTGCGCGGCGAGCAGTCGCTAGAAACTTTACGCCAGCACGCTGGTGTGGGAACAAGTCCTCGTCTCCTTCGCCGTCCGGTAGTTGCTCTAGATCGCGCAATAGATTGCTTGGGTCTACTCGACTTGCTCGCTCTTCTCCGGCCCAGACTCGAATGCTGTCGCCAAGAACGAGATCGTCTTTAAAGGTTGATCGAAGTGCTAGACATGCTGACCATGATGTTGGTACTTTCCACATCTGCAGCTTGTTGTCGTATGAGGACCCAGGCAGGCTCTTGCAGAGCTCCTTGAATCGCCAATCGGCAGTAATAAGGATGTATTTGCCGGATTCATCCAGCTCTACTCCTACGGACATGTTGTTGTTCCTTTCGTCTCTACATACATACTATCACATTTTAGGAAATATTATTTGCAAAACGCGATAGTATCTCTATTATTTTAGAAGTTTTAGTGGTTTCCAACCACTTTTTACTAATCTTAGTAGCCCATGGCGGATGCTGTCAAGTGCGTGACCTTCGCCACCTCGATGCCAATACTCTAGCGTTTTTAGCTTTTCATTGCTAAACATGGCTTTTGCGTCTGCCGGAGACTGAAAAATAATCTCGTCTGGCATTCTGCCGTTGTCTAGCATGATTTGCTTCAAGATGCCGATTTGTTCTAGTGAGAACGGTGCTTGTGAGTTTCGTACGGTCTGTGCGTTGATTGTAAATCGCTCACACACAACCTCGAGCTTTACTCCCTGAGACTGCGAATAGGCAAACGCTTTTCGGATTGGATCGGCGTACTCGTGCTGTTGGACTTCTTTTGACCAGAGCATCTCTGGGTCATTCTGTGCATCGAAGGTGAAGTAGGAAAGCCCTGTAGCTTTTCCTGGGTCTACTGAAAGAATGTGTCTCATTAGTATTTATCTCCCCATGTTTCTAGAGGTCCATCGACATCAGCTGTTAGGGGTACAGCCCATCCGTCGCGTGTGGTCATGCACTCGCGTACAAGCTGCTTGATTTCTTCAGCACTTTCGCGTGGGGCATTGAGCACGATTTCATCGTGTACTGGAACAATCAAGAACTCTGTTAGGTCTGCCTTGTCCAGCTTTACTAGGTTTGATTTAAAGATCTCCGCTGCCCCACCTTGGATTAGGTAGTTGGTAAGAGTGTAGACACGGTCTTCATCGCAAGGTAGGCGACGTCCAGTCCAAGTGTTCACGTAACCCTGGCCTTCGGCACGAAGACGTCGCATACCAACATCTTCAACCTGCTTCTGGAACAGGGTCATTCCGGGGAAGCGTAGATCAAAAGCATCTGATACAGCTTGCATCTGAGCTTTTGGTACTCCAGCCGTCATAGCCTGCTTCTCCACGCCTG